CGTTGGGCCAGAGGTTTTCTCGCCGGTTTTAAGCTCGAGCGGAGCGCGGAACCAATCTACGACTTCGGTTGCGTAGTCTGTCGTTTCGAAAAGTTCCTCAATCTCCACCGCAGAGGTAAATCGGGGCAAGTCCTCAAGATGAGGAAGCAAAAGCTCCGGTATTGCTCTGCAGGAACTTAGGAGAGACGTTTTTCCGGTGTTCTCTGCTTTTCGCGAGTGTGAGTTAGTAGGTTGTGCCATTGTTAGAGGCTCCTTATGTTAATGAGCAGTCATGACGACTGCCTTGCCGAAAGAGGCAAGTCTGCAACTCACACAAAGAAAAGTTTTGTTGGTTAGTGGTGTTCGGTTAGACTCATCGGGAGTTAAATATCTGTGTTGATTCTGCGTCTATAGGCGTGGGCGGTTGTTCAAGGTGGCATTTTACGACAATTATCCCAACTATCCAAATGATTTTTTTCCGGCAAAATGGCAAATCTTAGAACTTACGAATGAATAGGTATACAAAGCAAGAGAAATTTTCGAGAGTGTGCAGAGTAGAGAAAATCTTTTAATTTACGGATGTTTCCGCAGAAAAACAAGCATAATGTTTCCCAACGTGATTTTGGCGAAATCGGAAAACCGGACGGGGGTCCCCGTTGCCGAAAGAGACAGACACACATTGTAAGCATATTTTTTTGAAAAACCACTTATTTTCGCCTCAGAAATTACATCAAAAACCAGTAAACCGCAAGCTGTATATATGTATGTAGTATGTCTTTCTATGTAGTATGTATTATGTATATGTATATATGTATATATATATATATATATATACGCATGGAGGTTTTTTGCCTTGATTGGCTCTTTTTTTGCTTGACATTGCCCCCTTTTTGGCGTATATTTGCCATATGATAGTACAAGGCGATTGTTTAGATGTAATGAAGACCATGGATGACGAATCCGTGGATTGTGTAGTAACCGACCCTCCCTACAATATCGGGAAAAACTACGGAAATGACTCCGATTTGCAGAATGCGTCGGATTATGAGGAATGGCTCTCTCAAGTGGGGTCGGAAATCATGCGTTTGGCCACTCCGGAAGCATGGATAGCCGTTTTTAACGGTGCAGACCGCATAAAGACCACTATTGACGCATTCGGAGCCGAAAACCACGTTTGGACGGCTTGCTGGTATGCCCCGAATAAGCGTCATAGAAGCGTTTATGGGTTCAGTCTGTGGCAACCTATCGTACTGTTCCGTAAAAGTGGCAGAGAATGGCTAAAACTGCGGGATTTTTACTCATATACGACAGGGTCAGAGCACTATGACCACCCCACACCCAAGCCTTATGGTCTTATTAGGCATTTAGTGTCTGATTTCTCTCATGAGGGAGACCTAGTATTGGACCCTTTTCTCGGTTCTGGCACTACAGCGGTCGCCGCATCGGAGCTTGACCGCCGTTTCGTCGGTATTGAGCTTAATGCTGACTATGTAGCGGTCGCAGAGAAGCGAATGTCAGAGGAGACTAATCAGATACGATTGTTCCGAAAAGACAGAAATCAAGTTTTAACTTGACTTTTTGGGAAAAAGGTTGTATATTAGGGCATGGCGAGCAATAGCATTAAGAATAAAGCCAAAAAATATTGTGCAAACTATGGAAAAGGCACAACCTCAGGAATCTGCTCTGGTATTATGATACACAGGAGTGGTAGAATGTGGCTACATGAGGATTATGTGGGGAAACAGTGCTTTGCTGATAAAGAATGCAATTATTTCAATAATATAGTTATTCCGGGAATACCTTCAAATGCATAACAAGAAGAAAAGATACATCAAAATTAAGGGCCAATGGTACACTGTAGGTGAATTTGCCCGTCTTGAGCGTAAGGCTATAGACATTGCTAAGGAATTTAGAAAATACATAGATGGGTCATCTACAGGGAGTAGGGGTCGTTCCGTTCGTCCTCTGGGTGATGGATATTTACCGTGAGGTTTGAATTTATGGATGAGAGAAATACTGGCAATAATAAGGTCGTATTGGACCTTATTGACCATAGACTGCAGCAAGGCAATGAGAAGTTTGGACGAGAGATACCTATAGATGGTACTTATGACCTAGTAGAGGCTCTAGAGGAAGCTTTAGATTTGGCTATATATCTCTCTTCTAAGATAGTTGAGCTGAGAAACAAGAGATGGGGCGTTAAAAGAGAGCGTTCTACTATCAATCACAGGCCCAAGGTGATGGTGGAAGCCATAGAGAAAGAGACGATGTCTCGTATGGGTCAGGCTGGATGTAGAGGAGGGGATTGTGACTGATACAGTGCATACGACATTTAGTCTTCATGACGAGGATGTAGAACCGCTTATAGTAAATCCCGGCTCTTTTTTCTATCTTTGGTGTTGTGATTGCCGCTTAAGGCATATTGTATTCGTAGATACAGAGAAGAGTGGTGCGATAAAGCTTGGTTTGTCTCGTGACCATGTGGCTACTAAGAATGCAAGAAAGCTTGAAAACATAGTTGTCTACCAGAGGAATGCCAAAAAAGACAAAAAAGCCACGTAGACGAGCGATAATCGTTCCAGATATTCACTTTCCAGAGCATGACCAAGCTGCGGTCAATTGTGCTATAAAGGCCATCAGAATGGTCAAGCCGAATATTTTTGTATGTTTGGGGGATATAGGGGAGTTTCACAGTGCCAGTGGATGGAGATACAAGCGGCAGAAGCGTCCACCTCTGGAATTCATACTTCCGGAGATAGATGAGGACATTCGTGCTGCCAATGATGGCTTGGACCAGTTTGATAAAGTTTTAGATGCGATTAAGTGCCAAGAGCGATATATGCTCGAAGGCAACCATGATGCTTGGTTAAACTCTTTTGTAGAGGAGCATCCGTACTTAAAAGAGTATAAGTTTGCCAATGCTATGCGACTGAACGATAGGGGGTATAAATATTACCCTTATGGTAAGCATTTGAGGATAGGGAAGCTATATATGTATCATGGTGGTCATTTTAGTTCCGTATACCATACGAGGGCACATGCTCTTAATCTCGGAAAATCAGTCGTATATGGACATTTGCATGATATTCAACGTCATAGCGTGACGCATGTTGATGGAGCACATGCAGGTTTTAGCTTAGGATGTTTAAAGGATATGTCAGATGAAGCAAACTCGTGGCTTAAAAACAGAAAAACGAATTGGGGACATGCTTTCGGCATTGTGGATTGGTTTAGCAATGGCGATTTTAGACTTGATGTTGTGGATATTACAAAAGGTAAGACATTTCTTTGGGGAGAGATGATTGATGGAAATACTTAATCTGGGAAGTACGATAGCCCAAATGAAGGTTTATAGGTGGCAATATAATGACACCGATGACGAAACCGTGAAAGAAGAGTTAATGGAGAAGATTCTGGACCTTATTGAAGAGATAGAGGTCCCCCAACTGATAAGTAGTTTAGAAGGGGGAGTTTCACTCTGAGAGCGTATTGCTTCACAGGTAGGGATGTGGTTAGTGGTATATAAATAACTCGGTAGGGAAGTGAAGCGATACGTTGAGGTTCAGAAGCATAAAAGATAAAAAGCATGTTATATACGATGATGAAGAAGAATTTAAAGCATGTCAAGACAGTCAGAAGACTCCGAAGCACTGGAGAGAGGCACAAGAGGGGGATTGGTGTCTTTCAGACGATGGTCAGGTATTACAGATACTTAAGAAGAGTAAGTTTGTTACCGCCCATGGAAAGGATACTCAGTACGTTAGAACTCTTCTTGGGACATATTCGTTACTCTCTAAGAAAGAAATGGAGGGCGACATACCAAAAAACCTCTATTCCTTCTCTCGCAACAAAGACCATAGACAGGTTCGTGCTACCAACAGACGCGCCAACTCTAATGAGATATTGTTTGCAGAGTACGTTGTGCAGGGCATTGACCCGTCAGAAGCCTATCTTAAGGCATATCCAACCAAGAATCGAGCTTATGCACGTCAGGAAGCAAGGCTCCTACTCAGGCAAGAGCGGGTAATCAAGTTGATTAGAAAAGAAGTAAAGGATGCGCTTGCAAAGGTTGGAATCACTCAGGAGGACATATTAAGAGAACTATGGGATATTATATCGGAGGGTGATAATAATTCCAGTTCAAGAGTACGCTCCTTGGAGCTTTTAGCTAAGATATCAGATATGATGCCAAACACAGAAAAGAAATCAGAAACATTAACAGTGTTCCAAGGTTTTACTCCGGAACAACTTTCATCAATTAAAGGGGGCGAAACTAAGGTTTTGGCTGAATCTAATGCAGAAATCAATGAGGACTGAATCAGCACTGTTATTTGGGGATGTTCATATTGATTGTCCGTCCTGTAGGAATGAAGTGCATTTAAATATGGATACCGCTATCTTTGATGAGGATAGTAGATTTAATGGGTGGCAGTGTCCATTTTGTGAGAGCTTGTTTAATAAGCATGATGAAATTATATATCTGGGCAATCCCAATGAGGAAATAGGATACGCATAGGTGCCCCATGGCAGGCCAAGCAAAGTCAAAACCAAAAGAACAGGACTTACGAGATATATCGAATGCTAGTATTGATGCTAAGGAAGCACTGTTAAAGCAGGCTAGTTCTGACCTTATATTTTTTGGTAGAGCATTTCTTCCTAGGGACTTTTTACATAAGAGTGAATCTCCTGCATTCCATTATGAGATAGGTAAGAAGCTTATTTCGACAAAGCCCGGAGGAAGGATATGTAATATTGTTCCTAGGGGATTTGGTAAGTCTGTTCTTGCAAAGGCTGCTATTTTACATAAGATATGTTTTGGTACTAAGGGAGACCCTCAATTCATCGCATGGGTGGCTGAGGAGCAGGGTCAGGCTATTGACCATTTGAAATATATTAAATCTCACTTGGAGACCAATAAATATTTAAAATATTACTTTGGGGACCTTGCGGGAGATTTAGTAGGAAATCGATGGACGGAGAAAGATATTGTTACTGCTAAGGGAGACCGTATTATTGCCAAGGGTACTACTCAACGCCTGCGTGGTCGTGCCGAGATTGACAGGCGGTATACCGGTATTGTTCTTGATGACTTTGAATCTGAATTAAATACTAAGACACCAGACAGACGGGCGGAAATTAAGAAGTGGATTGTTTCTACTGTATTTCCTTCTTTGGAAGAGACTCCGGGTAATGAAGGATGGATTTGGTTGCTTGGTACTATTGTACATTACGATTCATTCTTACAAATGGTTTATGATGGATACTCTTCAGCTCAAAAAGAGAATCGCTCATATCCATGGGATGTCATGTTCCATCAGGCCATTGAAGGAGGAAGGTCTATTTGGACACAGCAATTCTCCCGACAAAAGCTTGAGTCCAAGAAAAAAGAGTTTTCAGAAGCTGGCCTTATTAACAAGTTTGCTCAGGAGTACATGAATGATGCTCGTGATACATCTAATGCGGCATTTAAAATTGATAGAGTACAGTATTACTCTGGTCATTTTCAATCAAAAAATAATTTTGCGTATTTAATTACTAATGATACTGCCATACCAATATATACTTATATGGGAGTTGATGTAGCACACACAGCTACTTCAACGTCTGACTATCAGGTTATTCTCGTGCTTGGTATTGATTCCAATAAGAACAGATATATACTTGAGTATTTTCGTGAGCGCATACCGACATTTGATATGCCAGCGAAAATTATAGAGATGGCAAAGAAGTATCAACCACTAAGGCGTGTTACGATTGAGACGGTGGCTGCTCAGGAGATGGTTAGAGATATGACAGATAGGCTATCCGTCAAAGAAAGAAGATTGACTCCGGGATTGTTTAAGGGTGCTAAACCACCTAAAGGCATTAAAAAAGAGGATAGACTGGAAACATCACTGGGTCCGATTATTAACAGTCGCAAGCTTTACATTAAGAGAGAAATGTCAGAGATACTGGATGAAATGTTTGAACATCCCAAAGCTAAGAATGATGATTTATTGGATGCACTATACTATGCAAACTACTATGCTTGGCAGAAACCACCTGTCAGTGATGCTGTGAGTATAGATTCATTTCATAAGATTGGTAGGCTCGCTGGCAGAAAAAAGCTAAAAATGGGGTATAATTGGATTACTGGGGCCAGAAATATATGATTTTCTGAAAAAAAGACTTGACTTTTACAGTTTTTTTTATTATATTATGTGCTGTAAACTTTTTTACAGTACTAAATGCCCAAAATAGAACTATCACCAGAAGCAGAATATAACCAAGACCTATATAGGCAGTGGCGTGATGCTCGGTCGGATTGGGATACTGAAGCTCGTAAAGATACAGACTTTTATCTTGGAAATCATTTCACAAGTAATGAGTCTAGCGAGTTATCGTCCCGTAATCAGGCTGATGTTCCGATGGATAGGATTTCTCCTGCCATTGAGAAACTCAAAGCAGTCTTAACAGCACGCCCACCTGCTTTCACTGTATTACCGAGAGAAGATTCCGATGTAAAAGTTGCTTCCGTGTGGAGGGATATTCTTGGATATGTCTGGGATATTTCTGAGGGTGACAACCAGCTGAAGCAGGCCATTACAGACTATGCTGTAGCCGGTGTTGGTTATTTATATGCATATGTAGACCAAGAAGCAGATTTTGGTAGAGGTGACGTCAAGTTCACGTATGTTAATCCCTTTCGTGTATATGTACCGCCTGACTGTAGGGATAGGTGGTTCTCGGATGCTGAGGGCATCATCCTTTCTACTATAATGACTGGTGAGCAGGTCGTTAACCTCTACCCACAATTAGGAGACCAGCTGGACGCTGAGACAGGAGAGTCAATTCGTGGTCTTATTCATGATATTTCTACTTACAATGAAGAAGACTATCCCGATGCACAGAATACTAATTCTATGGCCGTATTTACTCCTGCGGAAGTAAAAGATAAACAGTTTTCAAGTTCGTACAATAATCAGAAGTATCAGATATTAGAAAGATTTTATCAAACGAAAGTGCCTTTTTATCGTGTGATTGATGCTCGTAATGGAAGTGAGCAACTGCTTGACGAAGAGGCATTCACTACATTGCTTGACGAAAGTCCCGGCATGCTTGAGCGAGGGTTCTTGCAATTCGAGGAAGTATTACAAACACGAATAGCGGTTACGGCTACTATTGGAGAGCTTGTATTATATGAAACGATTTATAATATAGATGCATACCCGATAGTGCCCTTACCAAATATTTGGACCGGAACGCCCTATCCCAAGTCCGATATTTCACGTGCAAGGCCTATGCAACGGTTACTGAATAAATTGTGGTCCTTGGCTCTCTCGCACGCGCAGGCGTCGGCCGGATTGAAGCTTATTGTACCTGCAGGCTCTGTTGATAGTTTATCAGACCTTGAAAGAGAGTGGTCAAATCCAAATGCTGTTATCGAAGTAGACACCACTCAGGGCGAACCTCATTATCCTTCACCACAACCATTATCAGCAGAGTTTTACAGATTAATTCAACAGGCGGAGCATTATATAGATTTTATATTTGGCATTCCTGAGATGGTGCATGGCTTCGCAGAGCAGGCTCCAGATACCGTGAGAGGTACTGAGCGTATGGTGGCTATGGGAAGCGATAGGCCAAAGTCTAAACTCAGGGATATTGAATTTAGTATTAATCGTCTTGGTAGAGTATTGTATTGCTTGGCAAAGGGCCATTATACATTTCCAAAGATGTTTACATTAACACAAGCCAATAACGACATGACCGAAAGAATGGTTAATGTGTATGATGATAAGAGTGAGGCTGTGAACGACATACAACAAGATAGATTGAATATTGGCCAGCACGATGTACGTATACAATCAGGAAGTACACTTCCTGAAAGCAAGTGGGCAACATTTGGTGTATATCTAGAGGCTTTTCAGCTTGGTATTATTGATAGAGTGGAGGTATTGAAGAAGAATCCTGAGATATTCGATAAAGAAGGAATATTGCAGAGAATGGATGAAATGGAGCAAATGAGGCAGTTAGTAAATAATATGGATGCCCAGATTAAGAATCTAGAGGGTGACTTACAGACTGCACAGAGAGAAACAATGCACGCCAAGCAACAGTCAGAAGTATCAAAATTTAAGTCTCATCTCGCAGAGATTGAGGCTAAAGCGGGTGCTGACCGTAAGGTCACGGCATCCAAACTGGACGCTGCCGTTAAGATAAGTAAGGGTGATTTAAATAACTTACTTTCATCAGAAAAGGCGGCAGCACAATCAAACACATAACGAAACGGTGACGCTTCAACAGGAAGATTCTATATGAGTCCAGTCCTTAAAACAGAAGACATCGAGGAGGTAGGTTATGGCAACAGAAGATAACGTAGTCGATTCGGTAATGGGTTCACAGGAAGACGAAGCGACCGACTTATTTGCGGAAGAATCGTTCGAGGACGAGTATAACGAGTTCGAGGGCGAGGAAGAGAGTCTGACTTCAGGCACTGATTGGGAAACTGAGGCAAAAAAGTTTCAATCTATGAAAGACAAGGCTGAGGCCAAGTTGGAAGATTGGCAACAATTCAAACCTCTGGTTAACCTTCTGGAGAGCAGACCAGACTTGGTTCAAATGATACAGGAGAACATCACATCGCAAGTAAGTAACGGGGAAGCACGTATTTCTGAGGAGGACTTTAATCCGTGGGATGCGTATTTTAAGCCGGATTCTCCATCTTATAGGTTCCGTGAACAACAGGAACATGGGAAGGTCAATCAGGCTATACAAAGAGAGATGGGAGCATTGCAGGAACAAGTATTTCTTAATAATCTTACAAGTGAGTTGCAAAACACTTATAAGATGAATGAAAATGAGGCAAGGGATTTTCTTACGTTTTACGCGCAACCGAAAGAAGATTTGTCTCTTGATGCACTTGTTGACGTGTTCGTGAAATCACAAGGAAAAGAAAGGTCGAAGTCTTCTTCTTCACTGGACGCTGTCCGTGCTGCAAAAAATTCTCCCCGCACTCCCGGCGCAGTTCCAAGCAGAGGCCCCACTCCTCGGAGTGAGGACGATAAAGTTTGGGATGGCGTAATGGCGAGTGCAAATGCAGGTAGATTACCTTAAGGAGGTAAACTATGGCTGTTACTTATAATCAGGGCACACTTAAGTCAAGCGATGTAACCGTCGCTGCAACAAGTGCTGATGTCGGACAAGCTCCGGACCGTAGACGATTATATAACTTTGGTGACAGAGTAGCGGACTTAGCTCCGGAAGAGTCACCTTTTTTCGTCTATCTGAGCAAAGTAGCCAAGGTTCCTACCGACGATTCAGTCTTCAGGTATCTAGAAAACCGTACTAAGATTAACTGGACTTCCAGAAATTTCTACGTTGATGGTTCCCCCACGGGCGCTGTTGCAGCTGGAACTAGTTATGCTTTTACAGTAGATGACGCAGCTTCTTCTCCAGCCAGTATTGATTGGCTTGTGAAGGGTATGGTCTTTTCTGTAAACACGGTTGATAGTGCCGCGGGATGGAGTCAGTCTATTTTCCGTATTGAGTCAGCGCCGTCAGATAATGGAAGTGATACAAGCTTTACAGGTAAATGTATAGAAGTATCTAATTCCAATGTTTCCGGTTATGCAACATTAGCAGATAACGACCAATGTCAGGTTATCGGTACCTCATTCGCTGAGGGTTCCGGCGCACCTGATGTATGGTCCGCAGAAATCGAGGATAACTATGGTTATACTCAGATTTTTAAAACTGCTGCGGAGATGACAGGGACGGCACTAGCTACTAGGTTCAGGGGATACGCTGATGAATTTCAACGTATCTGGGCTGAAAAGCTGCGTGAGCATAAAGTAGACATCGAACGGGCTATGCTCTTTGGGCAAAAAGCTCGTGTGACGAGTGTTCAGTATACGGAAGGTATTGTTGGTCACGTTGTGAAAAACACTAATCCTACCGTTGATGATTCTGACTTGTCTTTTAGCTCAGGTAAGGCCTACTATCGTAGCGTTGCTCAGTCGGAATTGACTTACGACAGACTTTTGTCTGACTTGGAAGTCATATTTGACCCGGCACGTGGTGGTAGTGGTGACAGATTAGTTCTTTGCAGTTTACCCGTTGTTTCATTCTTCAATAAACTAGGGGATGGTAACTTTCTATACGAGTCTTTACAGTCTGGTACTACGAATGTTACTCCTTTCCGCTGGAATTACGAAGAGAAGCAGGGTGCGTTCGGACATCGTGTTATGGTTATTGATACCATTCACGGTCGTATGAACTTGGTTAAAGAACCTCTGTTCCGTGGCATTGCCAGTGGCTTTATGCTTATGGCTGATATGAGCAATTGCTCTTACCGTCCATTGGTCGGTAATGGCACTAATCGTGACACCCACGTTATTACTAACGTACAGAATGACGATGAAGACCTTCGGAAAGATATGATTCTGACCGAAGCGGGTCTGGAAGTTACTCTTCCAGAAACTCATGCTCTTTATAACGTCGAAAGTCTGTAGGGAGGTGAATCATGCGTAGTGACTATATTAGTAAAAGTAGTGGAGCTGGTGGATTTCTTCAGCCTTTTGAACAAATCAAGGCTGCGAGGAGTCTGGACGCTGAGAAAGATAGCGGAAAATGCTTTAGGCTAGATTCTGCTGGTGGTGCGTTTTCAATTACGCTTCCCACCGCAACCTCAGCTCTAGATGGAACCAATTACAAGTTCTGGGTAGAAGAACATACACCGACAGCAGCAATTACGATTGCTGCCGGAAGTGCGATTATTTTCGGCAAGGTCAACGAAACTGAAGTTGATACTGGCGATGATGGTCCGGGTTCTTCAGCCGCAACTGGTGTATCCAATGTCATTCTTGGCACTTCGGCACATAAAGGCGATTTTATTGAATTGTCTTTTAGTGCGGGAGCATATTGGATGTTTGGTCAATCAGCTGCCGATGGTGCAGTTACAACATCATAATCCTAACAAGGGTTGACAGTTTTTGTTCACTGTAGGGGTGAGTCGTATAAAGGGCTTACCCCTGAAGAACAAGGTGGCTAGAGGGTCATACTTCTTTCCACCACTAAGTGAAATGCTTACTATGGATAATATTAGTAATTTTGTTAATGCTGTATTGCTTGGGGAATCGTCCTAAGTGGTACGAAACTAGAGAGGAATAGTGATGCCGTACGGAGAAGGACAAGCATACAATCAAGAAGAATTCTCAGGTATGTTTGGAGAAAAACAGGGATATGACAATGGTGGAGTACAAGAAGAACAAGGTGGCTTAGGTCAACTGTTGCTTATGATTCTTATGAAAGCCCTAGGTGGTGGTGGTCAAGGTGGTCAAATGATGGGACAAGCACCTATGCAACCGCCCGCAATGGCTCCCGGTGGACCAGTACCACCTGCGATGGCTCGACCTCAGCTACCACAGGGACCAATACAAGGACCACCTAATCCACTTCAGAGTCCACTTGGTCCACGTGTGGGACCGACTCCCCCCGGTGGAATGCCAAGGGGAATGCCACCTGCGATGCCGCAAGGTCCACAGATGATGCCGCAAGGCGGTCGTGGTAATCCACTACAGGCTCTTATGGGTCTGCTTGGTGGCGGTCGATGAAAATATCTGGTATTTGTTCATCACACGGATATTATAAAGGAGAATATTGCTCTAAGTGTAGGCAGGAAATAAGTAAAATTGTACCGTATGGGTTTGTAAGAACAGAAAGAGGCAAGCGTACTGATATTGAATTTCGCTCTGAGTCGCTGGAGGATAACATGAGAAGATATGGAAGGGATATATAATGCCGAGGAAAGGTAGGACCACTAAGTATGGTGGCAAGACTAAAAAACATAAAACTGCTAAAGCCGCCAAGAAATATAGTGCCAAAATGAAGAAAAAGAAGGGGTACTAATGGCTGCAGGTGCGGGAGTATCTTCTGGAGTAGATAGTTTGCTAAATTTTCTTTATGCACAGTGGGAGAAAGCAGGCAACTTACCTCAAGTGCAAAATGCATCCCAAAAAATAAAGGAAATACTTAATGCTAATAAAGACAAAGATTTTATTAAACGTATTTTAAACCCAAAGTTAAATAAGGGCAGAGAAGTACAAATAGCAGGTGAGCCAGAAAAGCTTTCTCATTATATGATGCAAGTTGATAATTTAGTTATTCCTCAGGTAGTTGATAAAGGAGAAAAGGTCAAAGGCAAGTCAATGCTTTCTTTTCTTACAGAACAAGATGCTTATGATTATGCATTAAGAACTGGTGAATATATACAACTGCCTAGCGAACAAGATGCTTTGTGGTTTTCTAAGAATTATAAACAATATTGGGGAGAGGGATATTAGTGGCTAACGAATTAAGAATTGAAGCTCAGTTAGAATATAGTAAGAGCGGTGTTAAAGATAGCAAGCGTGACTCTGCTTATGTCGATGTGTCTGGCGAGTCGTATAATAAGACTATACAGGTCATAGGTACTAGCAATGAACAGATAAGTGTTGCATCTGATATTGGAACTTATGGGTATATGTTTTTTAAGAATTTAGATTCAAGTAATTATATTGAGATTGCGGATGAAGATGATACTAACTACTTCTGTAAGTTGAAAGCGGGAGAGTTTGCTATGTTTCGTGCCGCAGATGCTGACTATTGGGCTAGGGCTAATACAGCGAGTTGTAATTTAGAAGTAGTAGTGGTTGAAGATTAATGGCAACCTTTCAAGTACAAGTTGAAGATATGGTTGGTACGGTTGGTGGCTCTTCAAGCGATACGACTGCATTAACTTCATTTTTGACGGACGGAGCAAAGGAACTTATTAATATGATGCCACCCAATCTTCTTATGTTGTGTGCATCTGAAGTAACGCTTACGCCACAGGCCGTTGGCAGTGAAAGCTCTGCCTCCACGTTAAATACGGGAAAGGTTTTTAATGTGAGACGTAATGATGGTACTATTGACCAGCCATGTAGATTAATTCCAGCAAGATTCAAGGGTCGTGCGTCCGATAGCGATGAATTGGATTATGCTACTGCTACAGACCCTATATATTATATTGAGAGTAATTATCTCAATATATTACCGTCATCCTCTTCCGCGGTAGGAAAATATTCTGAAGTTCAGTACCCAGCCGTTGCGTATGGCGACAGTGCGATTGCTAACTTTCCAGATGAGTTGGAATATATTGTTGTATTGTATGCCGCAGTTAAGGGAATGGAAAGAATTATAACAGATATTATGGGCACTGACGAGGATATTGAACTTGGCAATGCAAGAAAAGACCAGTATAACTGGCTTGTTGGGCAATACGGAAAAGCTGTACAAGCTATGACGAGCGCATAGGATGACATTTAAACAAATATTATCTCGCATTCGTAAAGTACATCCTGATGCCGGAGAGACTTACGTGAAAGCTCTTGTCAATGATGCTTTGTTAGAACTAAGAAAATATAAAGTATCGAGGCAATACGATAAGATTAGTACGGTTTCAGACCAGAGATGGTATAATATAGGTGATAGAAATTCAGATTTTAAAGTAGATAAGATTTACGCTGTTTATTATAAAAACGGCGATGGTACATATAGAAAAATTCCACGATTACTGGATTATGACAGATTAATTAATATGGATGAGAAATAATGGCTTATACTTATCCAGAAGATTATTTATCTTGGTATATTGTAGGAGACAGGTTAGCCTTAGTGACAAGTAAGAATACTTCGGCTAATAATCTGTATGAAGCAATAGACGAGACTCAAGATGATGGTTTATTAATAGAATACAGTTCACAGCCTAATGAAGTAGTGAACCTATCGGATGTTCCAGATTGTGATGATACATTACATACTGCTCTGGTTGATTATATTAAGTGGAAACTATATGACGATAGAGCAGATGAGGCATCTATGATACAGGGAGACAAATTTCGCCGCCGTTGGAGACGTTCATTGCGTCTAGACGCAGGCAGGGACAAAATAGGAGGATTAAGGCAGATTGCACCTTATCCACTAGCATGATATGCCCACGTCAGTATTCTCGGGCAGTAAGGCATACATAAAACAAGGAGATAATAATGGCAGCAAATATTCATAAATATACAGTTGTAGAACAGGGCAATATTACATTAGGGCAGACGGGAGTTGCATTCTTGGCGGATACCTCCACATATACGCCACCGGGTAATATGAAAGTGATAGCAATTCAGTTTACAGAAGATACTTTGTTTGATTCTAGTGATGCTACAACTGCTGATTCGGATTGGCCCACTGATGCACAGGGCGGACCGGGTACCAACAGTGATGCTATCAATCAGACTACCATGCCACAGGGTATGACAATCTACGGTAGGTGGAGTACGGTGGCATTTGATTCTGGCTCTGCATTTCTATACTTAGGACCTTAAATTATGCCTCGTTTAGGTACAAAATTAGGTATTGCACAGGCAGTGCATCAAATGGCACGTCTTGCAAGAGATATGTGGAATTCTATATCTCTGAATGATGTGTGGGAAAAAGAACAGAGAAAGTGGGAAGATATTGTTTAAAGGATTGTATCGCAACCATGTCAATTTGTTTCGGGCGGTAAGTTGCGAGATTTAACAAGGAAACTATAAAGGGGTAATAAATTATGGCGAAATTAACAGGGCAAACTATAGCCTCTAGTTATGACCAATTACTTATTGTCAATCATGCTGATGGAATTAGTTCGTCTTTACAGGCGGTAGAAAGTGGTGATACTGGTGGCAGTGCGGCGGCTTTGCAAATATCAACAGTAGCGGCCGCTATTGATAACCCAACTGCAAGCAGTGCAACTCAAGGTGGGAAATTAACTCTTTTTTGTGATGATGGTGCAGTTATGGCATCAGGTCACAGGCTTGGTGTTATTGAGTTTGGCGGTGCGGAAGATACTAGTAGCAATATAACTACTGGTGCACGGATTGAGGCACTTTGTGATGCTACGTGGTCAGATACCGAAAATGGTGCTGATATGGTATTCTATACTACCGATGGAGATGCTTCTCAATCAGAAGTAATGAGACTAACAGCCGATGCTGGTACTTTATTCAGTAAGACGGTTACAGCCGGTGTTGATGATACTGGAGTTGATGTACGGGTTTATAGTGCAACTGCTTCTGAGGGATTATTCTACGATGCATCAGAGGATGAGTTTGGGCTTTTGCTTACTACTAAGTTAAAGTTTCATGATATTGGTGGCGGTGAAGAAATTTATGCTTCATCCAACGGACACTTGGAAGTAAATGCTGGTACTACTCTTGATATTACAGCACCTACAGTAGATATTAATGCAGCCACTCTAGTGCAAGTTGACGGTGCAATAGGTGTTGGAACAAATGGGACCGGACACGATGTTCAATTTTTTGGAGCAACTAGTGGCCAGCATATGCTGTGGGACCAAAGTGCAGACGAGTTAGTGTTGGCAGGAGATAGTAAACTTTCCTTTCATGATGCGGCAGGTGGTGAAAATATTATTGCCTCAGCTAATGGACATCTAGAGGTTAATTCTGGAACTACATTAGATATGACCGCACCAACGGTTGATATTAATGCTTCTACGGCAGTTACTATTGATGGTCCAGCAACTACATTTGCATCTAGTACTTCAGCCAAACCTCTTGTGATTATAAAAAATACCACTAACGATACAACAGGCTCTACGCTTAGATTCGTTATGGATAAAGGAGCGGCTGGAGCGGCTGGTGATGATATTGGTACAATAGAATGGTATGGTGACGATGCCGCTCAAACTCAAAATTTGTTTGCTAAAATAATAGGTGAGGTTGCGGTAGCTACAGATGGACAAGAAGGTGGGAAGCTGACTCTGGGCGTTGCTTCACATGATGGAGAGATGAATGATGGCCTTGTTCTTGCTGACGGCTCGGCAGAGGATGAAATAGATGTCACCATTTGCAATGGTACTGCATCGGTGTTGACTGTTGCAGGTCACGTTTTGCCAGCAACGGATGACGGGCAAGATTTGGGAAGTTCTTCTTATCAATGGCGAGATATTTACACAGGGGACTTGAACCTAAATAATACCAGAGGAGACGGGAATGAGGTCGATGGAACCACTGGTAGCTGGACGATTCAAGAAGGAGACGATAACTTATTCTTATTGAATCGTAAAACTGGTAAGCAATACAAGTTTAATTTAGAGGAGATAGGATAATGGCTTTAATACAAGGTGCAAGTACGTTTGACCCCCTGTTTGGGGACGGCAGTGATACTGCAATTACAAATGAGGCTGTCAATGTACCAAATGCCACAACGTATGTAGCGGATGCGGCGGTTGACCCCGCTTCTGGATATATACAAAGATGCACTGGTGTTTTTACATCCAGTGGCTCGGGAGTGGTGACAGTGGGTGCTCAATCGGGTCAGGCAATCGGTTCTCATCCTGCTACTGTTGGCGGTCATGGTGTGCCCCTTGGTGCTATTATGGCAGCTATTGGCAGTACAGCCATTCCACCATTGATGAGGGACGGAGACGACACGGCTAATGAATGTGGAGGCGTTTATCAAATTCTCGCAGGCGGATTGGTCACAATAGGCGCAGCAATGCACGCAAACGCAGGAGGTACGGCTAGTGCGGAAACGGCGGCATCTGGAGATGGTGGAGCTGGTGGTGGTCTTATTGTTATTGTGTCGGGGACTAAGATTACGGGAAGCGGTGCAATCAATGTAATTGGTCAGATTGGTGGCGGTGGTGCAGATGCCAAAGCTGGTGGCGGAGGCTATTCGGGCGAGCCGGGAGGCAATGCCGGTTTAGGTGGCTCTGGTGGTGGTGCATGCAAGGGTGCCACCGTAGGCGCGGCAGGTGCAGGCTTTATCGCAGGACAGGCTGGTGGAGAAGCCGACACAGACCAAGGCGGTGGCGGTGGTGGTGCTTTGGGAGCCGCAGGGTCTAATGCTGGCGGTGTTAATGGCGGAGCTGGTGGCGACAATGACGC